CTGTTTTATCAGATGTGCAAGGCGGCAGAGCGCGGCGACAGCGACTACCAACTGATCTTCATCGCGTGGTTTATGCATGAAGCCTACAAGCGTGCGTTGCCGGCGGATGGCTGGGATGCACCTGAGGCGTTCCGAGAATATCAGGCGCTGCATGGTCTCACCGACGAGCAGACATACTGGGCGTATGCCAAGAATAGGCAGTTCGCCCAGGCACTCAGCCAGGAGTCGGATGATCTCTCGTGGAAGTTCCGGCAGGAATACCCGGCGACCGCAGAGGAGGCATTCCAGACCGGCGGGGATCAGACGTTCATCCGATCGGATCTTGTCTACAAGGCGAGGAAGCTGGAGGTCTACGGGCAGGAAGACTTCCCGATAATTCTCGGCGTTGACCTGGCGCGTGGTGGATCCGACAAGACAAGGCTGCTCGATCGGCAGGGCAGGAAGTGTGGAGGCCACGTCGATATAGAGATCGACACGGACAATGAGATGGATATCGTCGGCTTGATCGGGAAGCAGATCGAGCGGGTCAACCCGGCGAAGGTGCTGATCGATGTCACAGGGATGGGCGGTGGCGTCCGAGATAGACTGCGTGAGACGCACGACCCTAACCTCATCGACGGCATTGAATTCGGCAGCAAGGCGCTTAACGACGAGACCTATGCCAACAAGCGAGCTGAGATGTGGGGAGACATGCGCGACTGGATCGCTGACCCGGCCGGCGTCGATATCCCTGATGATGACAGCTTGCACACCCAGCTCTGCGCTCCGATATGGGGACGGAGCGCCACTCGTTATGACAGTAATTCGCGCATCCTTCTCGAGCCGAAGGACCGCATCAAGGAGAGGCTTGGCTTTTCCCCCGATGGCGGGGACGCTTTGGCCTTGACATTCGCGATGCCGGTAACGCCACGGCGTTCACGCATCAGAGTCCCAACTGACGCAGAATTAGGAATAGTGTGAGATGGCAGAACTCGGATCAAAGGAAGCGACCGCGGCTCAGAAGGCCGAGGCCGAAAACCATGTGGCGATGTCCAAGGCGCACAAGGCTGCGTTGGCAGGCAACCCGCCGACCAGCGTGAAGATGAAGCGGATCCACGGTGCGGAGTTCCGCGATGGCTATGTCTACAACGAGCAGAAGATAGACACCTACGATCAGGCGATCATGCGTCCGATCAACGTGGGAATGTGCAGTGAACTGGCCCATGCCCTGGGCGAGGCGGCGGCCAACGCGCCGCTGGTGATCTCGGTTGGCGGTAAGCGAATGATGATGGACGGATATATCTCTGTCGAACCCATCGATGGAAGCGTCGTCCTCAAGCTGGATCCGCCGAAGGTGAAGGCCGCCCCGAAGGAGAGCAAATAACATGGCGATGGGAATACTTGAACTCAAGGAATTCCGCCAGTTGCAGGCAATAGTCAAGCACCAGGGCGAGATCCTCGAGGAGGTGCTCCAAGCCAACTGGAGCGCTGATGTGTTGCAGAAAGTGCACGCGGATGTGGCGGACGCGCTGCTCGAGGACGCTGCTAACGTCGCCGAGGACAGTGGCGACGACCGGGCCATCCCTCATCACACCGGGTTCGGCCGCTGGGTCGTCCTCTATGATGGCGAGCAGGTGCCGATCGTTCCTGAAGATCAGGACGACTGGATCATGCAGGGATGCTGGTACACCAAGGAAGGCGCCGCGCAGAAGGCGGCGATGCTGAATGGCTAGGCGTCACTCTCCAGGCGAAGCTCTGACGACCGACGAAATTGAAGCCATCGTCGGCAACGAGATCCTGTCGTCGGTCGGCTACATAGATGGCTCGATCGCGCAGGAGCGGGCCAATGCGCTGAAGTACTACCGGCAGGAGCAGTATGGCAACGAGCAGAAAGGCCGCTCCAAGGTCGTGACGGGTGAGGTCATCGACACTGTCGAATGGATGATGCCGCAACTGATCCGCATCTTCATGGCAGCCGATACGGTGGTGTCGTTTCAGCCTGAGGGCCGAGAGGATGAGGAGAAGGCGAGGCACAAGACCGCGTGGTGCAACCACGTCTTCAAGCGAGACAACGATGGGTTCACTATCGCCTACGACTGGATCAAGGACGCGCTCCTCCAGAAGAATGGCCTGGTCAAGTGTTACTGGAAGGAAACCGAGGAGAAGTGGACGACCAAGCATTCAGGACTGACCGAAGAAGACGTAGCCTTCATGCTGGGCAGCGAGCCTGACGTCGAAGTCCTCGAGCAGCGTATATACGCTGACCCTGACGCTGCTACCGATCAGGTTAACGAGATGGGTATGCCGATGGCGCCGCCCGTCCTGGTCGACTGCTCCCTCGAGCACAAGCGTGACGTCAAGCGTGTCCACATCGAAGGCATACCACCTGAAGAGTTCCTGATCAGCCGCGAGAGCCGATCGATGGAACATGGCCGTATGAAGGGCCACCGGCGCCGCTACACGATCTCCGAGGCCCTCGAGTTCGGCTTCAAGGAGGAGCAGTTGCTGGCCCTCGCGGAGACGGGGTCATCCTTCGGGCTGTCAAATTCCGAGCACGTCGCACGCCGCAGCCAGGAATATGAATACCCGAGGACAGGCGCAGCGATCGACGAGAGCACCCGCGAGGTGACCCTGGTCGAGGCTTACATGGATCTCGATCTTGATGGGGACGGAAGGTCTCAACTGGTGCAGGTCTGGCTTGGCGGGAATTCGCATGAGCTGCTCGAATACGAGGACGAGACCGAGGGCACCGAGGGCTATGCATACGAGGTCTTCGGAGACCCGCTGCCGTTCATCGATATCACGCCGATCCGAATGCCGCACACCTTCTTCGGGCGCTCGATGTTCGATCTTGTCGGCGACCTTCAATTAATCCACTCGACAGTGCTGCGGCAGATCCTCGACAACTCGTACCAGATAAACAACGAGCGCACGGCCATATGGGAGGGCAAGGTCGACCTCGACGATATGCTGGTGAAGCGGCCGGGTGGAGTGGTCAGGACAAAGGGTCCGCCTGGAGAAGTCATATCAGGCATGCCGGTCCAGCCTATCGGTCAGATGCTGTTTCCGCTCCTCGAATATCTCGAGCAGCAGCGGGAGGGTCGGACAGGTGTCACGCGCAACGCGCAGGGCATGGATCCCGAATCTGTGACCAACGACACCGCGTATGGAATGATGAGGCTCATGGCTGCTGCGGCGCAGCGCATTGAACTCATCGCGAGGATGATGGCCGAGACTGGGTTCAAGAAGCTGTTTACCAACATCCTCAAACTGTCGATCGCTCATCAGGACAGGAAGCGAGAGGTCCGCCTCAGTGGCGAGTGGGTGGAAATGGACCCGCGGCACTGGCAGGTGACGTATGACATGGAGGCCGAGGTCGGTTTGGGGTACGACTCGAGCGAGCAGGAGCTTATCGCAGTCAACTCCGTCCTTGCTGACATGGAGAAGATCATCACCTTCCAGGGTGGCGCACAAGGCCCTATCCTGACGCTGAAAAACATCCACGAGGCGCTGATGGCCAAGGTGTCGGCTGCCGGCCTCAAGCGGCCTGACCGCTTCTATTCCAACCCCGAATCGCCTGAGATGCAGCAGATGATGCAGCAGCAGGCCGAGGCAGCGCAGAACCAGCCACAGGATGCTGGCCTGATGCTGGCCCAGGGTCAGATCCAGAATGATCAGATGAAGATCCAGATGGATGGGCAGAAGGCACAGGCAGATACTGAAGACAAGGCCAGGTCTCACGAGAAGGATATGCTGAAGATCCAGATCGAGGCTGACCTCAAGCGTCGGCAGATGGAACTCGATGCTGACATCAGGCGTGAGGAGATCGCTGCCAGGCTCGACATGAAGGCCGCTGAAATTGAGGCATCAGATGAGCAGAATGTGATCAAGTTACAGGCCCAGGCCGACATCGAGCGTGAGAAGGCAGACCGGAATTCATTTGAACGTGACCAGGACCGTGTAGCCAGGGCGGTCGATGTCCCATGAAATCTTGCCGCCCGCACCGGTTTTCGCTAAGTTGGCCGGCAACCGGGCGGTACGATGCAACTCTTTCGAGGGTTGCAGCCCACCGTGAGGAAGATGCCTCACAGACGTGAACCCGCAAAAGGAGCAAGCGGATGAAGTACGGAAGCACTAGCCGCGGCGGCAAACAGCCGAACAAGAAGATGGGTCAGGCCGCGCCGGTCAACCCGTCGATGACCTCGCCAGGTGTGAGCACGGACTCGAAGGGTCGGCCAGCGGCCTCCTTCAAGGGTGCGGGCGCCAACGTCACAGGGTCTCGTGGGCCTGCTGGTGGCAACTACACTGCCGGCAAGGGCAAGGCGAAGGGCAGCAACTACTAGATGTCTGATCAGGACGAATATTCAGCCGAAGAACCGAAGCTCTACGAGGAGCGGCAGCGCGGTGATCTCGCGACGAGCATCATCGAAAACCCGCTCTGGAAGGAAGCCTTCGAGGATATTGAAGATCGGTTTGTGGAGTGGCTCAAACATGGCTCGGATGAGGAGACCCTCGACGCGAAGAAAAACCTTCGCATGATAGAGGAACTCAAAGATAACTTTGAGCACCACTTCAACACCGGTCGGATGGCTGAGGTCCGTCTTGGAGTAATAGCAGCGGCGCGTGAGGCTATCTTGCGCCGCTTCGCAGCATAGGAGTAACCACATGGCCGACGAAGCCCAGACTGAAACTGGTTCGACAGGCGGTGGAGTGACAAACGCAGCCGCTCTAATTGCGGGAATGCGTTCCGAGGGACTGGGTTCCGCACCGCCAGCGGAAGCCCCAGCACAAGGTGAGAGCAAGCAGCCAGCCGCGGCGAAGGCCCCGGTTGTCGATGACCGTGAGCCCGACACCGAATATCAGATACCTGAGGCCGACGGCGATGAGCCTGAGGAATTCGAGGCAACTGATGAGGCGGAAGCAGACACACCTGAGGTCGAAGAGGCTGAGGATGATGGCCCTGAAGAGGATCCCATTGCCCTCCCGGCAACCTGGACCGAGGCAGAAAGGCAGGAACTCTCCGAATTGCCTCCCGATGTGCAGCAGGCTGTTGTGCGGCGGGAGAAGGAGCGAGAGGCGGCCTTTACTTCGCGGCAAACCGAGATCGCAGGCGATCGTGAACAGCTTGATGAGGCTGTCAGGATGGCCGGTGATCGGTGGGTTAACCAACTCAACAACGTGGATCACCTGCTGGCTTCGGCCATGCAACTCCACGGGTTCTCTGGACAGGAACCGAATTGGGCCGAATTACGTCAGTCTATGGACCGTGATCAATTCGATGACGCTCGCTTTAACTGGGAACAGAACAAGCGGGCATTCGAGGGCATCATGGCGACCGCGCAGCAGGCGAAGCAGCAGGTCGAGGGTCTTGTGGGCGAACGGCTCAACGAATGGATCGAAGGCGAGCGCGTCAAGACTGCGGAACGATGGCCGGAATTCAAGGCCGGTCGTGAGGCGGCGATGGCACCCTTGCTCGAGTATCTGGCGGAGAAGGGGATACCAGAATCCCAGCGCAATGATCTCAACGATGATGCGTTCATCTCCGTGGTTCAGGATGCAGCCAACTGGCACAATCTTCAAAAGGGCAAGCCTGGCGTGAACAAGCGTGTACGCAAGGCTCCGAAGATAGGCAAGGCGGGTGCTCCAGCGTCTCAGGGGCGTCGTAAGCGTGAGCGGGTTAACGCAGCCAAACGCAACGCGCACGACACCCGAAGCCTCGCGGAAGTGTTTTCAAACATGCGGAGCTAGGGGGTCGGCGGCCACTTTAACAGGAGATAATTCATGGCCGTTCCCAGCAATACCTTCGAGACCTTCGATGCGAAGGGTAACCGAGAGGATCTTACCGACGTAATTTACAACGTGAGCCCGACCGACACGCCGTTTACTACCGGTGTGCCTGTCGAGAACGCACAGGCTGTACTCCACGAGTGGCAGACTGACTCACTGGCCGATGCCGCAGCGAATGCGGTGGCGGAAGGTGACGATGCCACGACGGACGCAGCGGCAGCCACGACCCGTCTCTCGAACACCTGCCAGATAATGGACAAGGTGGCTCGCGTGTCGGGCACCCAGGAGAGCGTGAAGAAGGGTGGACGTGTAAGCGAGATGGACTACCAGATCGCCAAGCGCTCGCTCGAGCTTCTTCGAGATCTTGAGTTCAACGTCGTCGGCGTCAACAATGCCGAAGTGACCGGATCATCCGGCACGGCTCGTGAACTCGGGTCCATCACTGCCTGGATAACGACCAACACCTCCAACGGCACGTCAGGTTCTGATGGGTCGCTGGGCAACACGGCCCGCACGGACGGCACCGATCGTGCCTTCACGGAGAGCCTGTTGCAGACGGTGCTACAGTCCTGCTTCACCAACGGCGGTGATCCTGACTGCATTATGGTCGGCGCCTTCAACAAGCGTGCAGTATCCGGCTTCTCCGGTAACGCAACCAGAGAGGTCAGTGCCGAGCACGGGCGCCTGCATTCAGCCATCTCGTACTTCGAGAGTGACTGGGGAATGCTAGAGATAGTCCCCAACCGCTTCTCGCGTCCGGGGGATGCGCTGGTTATCCAGAAGGATATGTTCGCCATCGCCTATCTCAGACAGTTCAGGCTCTATGATCTGGCGAAGACGGGCGACTCCGAGCGCAAGCAACTCCTGCTCGAGGCAACCCTGGAAAGTCGCAACGAAGCGGCCTCCGGCGCTGTCTGGGATCTCAGTGAATCGTAGGGCTGAAAGGACGGGGGGGTCGTAACTGATCCCTCACCCTTTCATTCTCAAGGAGAATTGTTATGAGAAAGACCTTACTTTCACTGGTGGCTGTCGGCCTCTTTGCCGTCTTCAGTTTCGACGCTTCGGCGGCGATGGTGAAGCGGGAACTTGGCGATGGCTCGGCTGACTGGTTAAACACGATCACTGATCAGGTTTATCCGATCGCGGTGCAGGATATTCAAGTCCGCATCACGGATGTCAGCACGGCTGCGACGGAAGAAGTCGTTGTCCTGAGAGACGGTACGGTGAAGGAACTCCACTGTGTCCTTGGCGTAGCGATCACAAGCGCCAACGCTGCGATCATGCTTTCCTACGGGCCGAGCACTGCTCCGCTTCACAAGACGCAGATCGCAGAACTGACTATCACGCAGTCAGGTTCGGCAGCGGGAGACCTCGACAGTGTGACGGGTCTATCCACTTTGGTTACGGCCGGAAACGTGCTCAACTTAGGCACCGATGGTGGTAGTTCGACGACGGCACCTGAGCAATGCTCGATCGTGGTCGAGACCCAGTAGTACGCTTTGAGGGCTGGGCCGTAGCTGGCCTGGTCCTCATCGCTTCTCTGATCTTCGTTCCTCAGTTTCCTGACGGGACGCTGGCGAAGTGGCAGGTGCTCTATGTGCTTGCCGCTCTGGCTGCGGTCCGTCTGTTGTGGAGCCGTTTGGACTCCTTCGACCTCGCCATCATCGCCTTCATAGGCTATTGCCTGCTGACGGTATGGTGGGCCGTGGATCCGTTTGGCGTCATTCATGCCGCACCACGCTGGATAGCTATGGGCTTGATAGTCATGGGTGCCCGCCGTATTCGCTACTGGCCGCCGATCCATTGGGCGGTCGGTATTGCGGCCGTGGTGGTTTTCGCCACGTCGGACCTCCCCCACTATCCATCGGTCATCGGCAACGGCGACCTGGCCTCAGGCTTTATGAATGAAAACTACGCGACGGCTTACATGGTGACGGCGCTGCCGATGCTGTTCGCGCTGATCTCCGAGTGGCCGATATTCTTCCTGCCCGCGATCATCTGCACACTGATGTACATCGCGTTTATCAACGGTGCCAAGTTTGAAGTGGCGGCAATCGCTGCATGGGCTTCGGTCTGGTTCACTCCACGGATAGCTAGGCCGGGGGTGTGGATGCTGGTTGGACTAATTGCAATTCTTGTTGTTTGGTATGCTCTGACCGTCCAGTCGTCATCCATAGATTATCGATTGATCGCTTGGGGGCGCGGTTGGGAGATGTTCCTTGCCGCGCCCTTCTTTGGTCACGGCCTCGGCGGCTTTGATGCCCTCTACTCGACCTTTGCCGGCGGGTATGATCCGATGACCGCTCACCAGGGTGCCTTCGCGGTCGGTGCCGCACATAACGACTGGCTGCAACTCCTGACCGATACAGGGCTCGCAGGCATGGCACTGGCGGTCGTGCTGGTGGTCATGGTCATCCGTACCCCGGACAAGCCGTCCTGGGCGACCTATGGCCTCGCAGGACTGGCTGCAATAGCCTTCCTCGACTTTCCACTCCAGCAGCCAGGCCCTTGCCTTCTCGGGGGTCTGTGCTTGGGGGCAGCGGTGAGGGCCAAGCGCGTGAAGCGCCAATTTCTTCTTCCCTGGTTGGCGCTTAGAGCAACCCCCGTTGCTGTGATCGCGCTGGTCCTCGCCGTTGCAGGTGTGCGGAATGTGTCCGCCGAGCTTCACTTTCGCGACATGATCGACACCCACAAGACACAACCGGTGGCATCTTACGTTCATGTGAGAGAAGCCATCAGAGACTGGCCGTTCTCGAAATGGTACAGGCGAGAGGCGTTTCTGCGTGCGGTCCGTGCCGGCGTTGTCGGCAGGCACTTGGAAGCATCAAGGGGCGCTATGCATAGTGCATACCCGTGGCACCCGACCGTCGAGCGTATCGAGAGGCTTCTGGCAATGCACAAGAATCAAATTGGTGGTCTGTATGACTAGATCAACACCTGTTGAGGAATTCGAGAACAAGAATATTACCGAACCCAGTCAAGACGATGACAATGATCGTGCGAAACTTGTGAAAGATCAGGTTCTTGGAATCAGAGGCAAGCACAACCGCAACAAAGAATGGCAACTCCGAGTCGGAGGGCTCTATGACTAGCGTTGATGACTTATGATCAAGGAATTGGCACTCGTGACGCTACTTTTGGCTGAGGCGGAACCGATTCAACTGACACCTGCCGCTTGTGAGGCAGCGATGGAAGATGCGTGGCGCAACGGGCAAGAAGCATCATGCTCTCACCTTAGCGATGCTGACATCGTTGAACGACACCCGATCCGATACAAGAAGGTCATTGAGGCACGCGAGACTGCCGCAATTGAGGCCCAGATAGCGATCCAAATAGCCGAAATTCAGCGGTTACGCATTCTGTCTGAGGAGGCAACGTCTCTGACTCTCAAGATCGGCTGGTGCCGGACAATTGCACGAAACGGGTCATTTCCTGGCAAGGTTTATCCGTTCAGTGAAAAAGAGAAATATTGGCCGGAAGGCATCAAGCTGTCCCTGGATGAATGCATACGGCTCATCGGTGGGAGGCGCGACCCCACCACTTGGGAGCCGCCAGAAGTAGTGGTCGCGCATCTCAAGAGAGGATATCGATAATGGTTCAATACACAGCTATGGCGCCCATCAAAATGGACACGGCGGATGGGACTGGTGATGACATCGATGATTCGTCCGACAGCGTTACCATTCCCAACGACGCGAGCGGCGTGAAGGCAAAATTCGTCCACGTTTCAGTGTCTGAGGACGCATATGTCCTGGCGAATGCTGCCGGTGACACCATCACCACAACCAACGGCATCATAGTGACGCCGGAATCCGGTGGCATCATCCTCGATGTGACAGGCTACGCCAAAATTTATTACTTGCAGGTGTCGACCGGCGGCCGTATCTGCGTCAAGCCGGTGGGCGGCTGATGCCTGAAATGCGCCGCATTCTCGACGCAAGCGGGGACGTCCTCACGGAGTTTATCCATGATGACACGGATAACCAGTCCTACATCGTGAAGTCGCAGGATGTGGAGGGCATCATTGAATCAAACAAGGCCCAGAATGCTGACGGAGATGGCTACTGGAAGGGCGAAAGGTCGGCACGGCACTTCGCGGAGGTGCCCTTCAACATCATCGACAAGTGGTGCAAGGAAGATGGCATCACGCCGCTCACATACCGGCGCATGAACAAGTACGAAATGGACAAATTCATCCGCAAGAAGCTGCGAAACAGCGACTATGCCTCCTTTCGCATGTTCTGGGACAAACCTCAGAACCGCATTGCGCTCAAGCAGCCGCTGATCGGAGACTGACGTGACAATTTCAACCAGAGCCACTCTTCGCACCGCGCTCCAGAATTTCTTCGATGACTCGACGGAACTCACCAGTGGCATTCTCGATGAACATATCGATCTGGGTGAATCCGAGATCAACCGGCGCCTGCGGATCAGGGAGCAGGAGACATCCGCCGACGTCACGATCAGCGACACCACGGCGCCCTCCGAGGCGAGCCTGCCGACAGGATGGATAGGCCAGCGACGTCTTTATCTGAACACGGACCCGATCCGGCGCCTGACGTTTGTCACGCCTGACGATTTTTGGACACGGAATGCGGTCAACCAGACGGGCAACCCTGAAGTTTACACTATCGAGGGGGGCAGTTTTGTCTTTGCGCCGACACCGACGTCAACCGTGACAGGAAAGAGCCTGCACTGGGCGCGGGCAAACCTCAACACGTCAGCTCACTCGCTCTTCATCAACAACCCCGACCTCTACCTGGCTGCGGCGGCGGTGTGGACCGCGGAATATCTCGAAAACAGCGCCAAGCAGTCCAAGGCACAAGCGAAAATGGATGACATCATCGACCAGCTTGCAATTTCCAACGAGCGCGACCGATATGGCTCCGTGCCCGTCGCCCGTTCGGATGTCCCGAGTTTGGATCAGTAAATGAGAAGCCGACTGGCACAAGCGGCGGCAGCGATCGGGAGGGCCGCACCTGCGGAGGCTCTGCCACCCATCCAGTTTGGAGAGTGGAAGCCTGACGCGGCAGAACTGCTCGCAGAGACCACCAACGTCCAGAACGTCATACCCTTTGGGCCGAACGGCTTCAAGCCGATGCCTGACTTCGACGCTGAGAGCACGACACCCATGTCTGCGCGGTGCCAGGGCATTGCAGGGATCGTGGATAACGCAGACACAGCCTACCGATACGCGGGCGATGCCACGAAGCTGTATGAACTGCTGGCCCTTGCCTGGACGGATCGTTCCGGTGGCACCACGTTCACCATCCCGGCAGATGAATTCTGGTCCTTCCTGAAAGATCCCGTCTCCAACAAGGTGCTCGCCTGCAACCGTGCGGATGGCGTGTTTTCAGCATCCTTCGGGTCTGACTTCGCAACCCACTTCACCTCGAGCCTGAAGCCCAAGCCGCGGTGCATGGCGCAGGTGAGGTCTGAATTCCTGATGACGCTCAACGTCGATGAGGGCGGGACGATGTATCCTGATCGCCTCCGATGGGGCGCGATCGGATCATCAACGGACATGGATGCATCGGCAGCCAACCAATCGGACAGTGCCGACCTCGGCGGTGAGTGGGGCGAGGGCATGGCGCTGTACGGCGGTGACGAGGCGACGGCCTTCCTCGAGCGTGCCATCTATCGTATCAATTACGTCGGGCCTCCCGGCGTGTGGGATCCAGGCGATGCCGTCGAGGAAAACCGTGGCCTTCTCGCTCCGAAGGCATCCCAGAGGGTCGGCCGCAATATCTACTACCTTGCAAACGACGGGTTCTTCCTCTGGAATGGTTTGCAGTCGATCCCGATCGGTGACGGGAAGGTCAATGTCGAGTTTTTCGATGACGCGGACGTGACGTACTATCACCGCATCACCTGCACCTACGATCCCAAGCATCAGGTCGTCATGTGGCAGTATGTGGACACCACGGCATCCACTTCGACGCCGACCCGCATCCTGCTCTATCACTGGCCGAGCGGATGGTGGGGCAAGGCGCACATTTCGCTGGATGTCATCTTCCCTGACCTGACGTCGCACATTTCGCCTGACTCCATCACGACGTCGCCGGATTCGTGGGAGTTCTCGCCTGATTCGCAGGTTCTCGCCGGCGGTCGCATTCAGGCGGGTGGCGTCGACACCGAATTCAACTCGGGCACGTTCACAGGCTCCAACCTGGCAACCATTATCGAAACCGGTGTCAAGCAATTCTATCCTGGCCAGCACTGCATTCTGTCGGGTGCATATCCTCTGGTTGACGGGGGCACGCCTACGGTGGCGGTCGCGGGAGCCAGACGCCTCAACGACACCTTCACGTTCGAGACGGCAGCCACGCAGGCCACCTCGGGGAAGTGTCCCATCAGAAACAAGAGCCGTTTCCAGAAGTTACGGCTGAACGTCGCTGCTGGCGGCACCTGGGAACTCGCCACGGGTGTGCAGCCGATCGGAGCCCCTGCCGATGGCAGATAGGTTTGCTGACAATTTCTTCGGGTCATATCTCATGGGCGGACGACCGGAGTTCGGCATGTCTCCCTTTGCGCCGATCCATCCCGCTCAATCGCCCGCCGAAGACATCGGGACCAAGGCCGCGCTCCTCCGCGGTGTCCTCCCGTTCGCTCCTGGCGGTGGCATAATGGAACTCCCGGAGACACAGAGACAGTACCAGACGGCCAAGCAGCAGATCGGGGAGGGTAACTATGGTCAAGCCATTGTACCGGGCCTCTATGCCGGTCTGGGGGGCCTTGATGCGACTGCTGATGCGGCGATGGCGGCCGCTGGGATATGGCCTCCCGTGCTGGCTGGTGCATTGGGCGCGAAGTTTTTGGCTAAAAGTGGCAAGGCAGTGTTGAAAGCAGCCGATCTGGATCCCTCAGGCTTTTACTCGTCTACCCGTCGCGCCATTGAAGGGCTGCAAGACACGGGCACCGGAAACCAATTTGCCGGTCAGCTTGGCGGAGTCGCAAAGGTAAAGGAGATGGAGGACTCGGGCGTTGCGGCGTTGCTGGCGTCTCGGGGGGATAACAGGGTCACCAAAAACGAATTGCTGGAGCAGCACGATCGCGGCCGTCCCCAATTTGAGGAGAAATGGAAGCGTACACCGGGTCCGCAACGTGATCCTGAAGAGTTTGGATGGAGGATACAGGAAGCTGAGGAGCAGGGCGACTGGGCAGAAGTTGAGCGCCTCAACAGGGAGTGGGAGGTCGCTGCGGGGTATGGCCCAGCAAACGCCCCCAGATGGGGTGAGCAGGTTATCCCAGGTGGCGAGAATTATCAGGAATTGCTGCTGACTTTGCCCAGCCCCAAACTTCCCAAACGAATGGCGACACAAGCCGAGCGTAATAGAGGCTATGCTTTCGATGATCCCGACCACGTAAATCGTGTCGACGCGGATGGTATGGTTTCAGATACCTCTCGGACTGAATTCCGTGGCGGCCATGACCCCGAACCAGACGTCTTGATACGGGTGCGGACGACTGACCGCATCGATGCTGATGGCAAGAGGACGCTCTTCGTCGAGGAGTTTCAGAGCGACTGGCATCAGGCGGGGCGGGATCGTGGGTACAGGACTGGCCCTCAATTCTCTGGCGAATTGTCAGCAAAAGAAATGCCCGATGGCATCGGCTGGGAAATCAGAGATGAAAATAACGTCTTTGTAACTAACGTCCTAATAGGTAGTAAAGACGATGGGGGCCGGGTGGTGGCACATGCTGATGACGCTCTTGCTGCTGCCCGTCGCCGTATTGACGACCCCAGTATTGGGGAAATTGCAACCGATTATCGCGTCCCCGATGCCCCCCTCAAGGGCGTCTGGCCTGAGACAGCAATGCGCCGGATGATCCGTCATGCATCGGAAAATAACTATGACAGCATATCGTGGACGACGGGGCGTATGCAGCAGGATAGGTATAATCTGAGCAGGCATTATGAGGGTGTAGAAATTATCCCAAGCAATGACGCGGCAGAACTAGGCTACGGTAACGCAGAATACGAAATAATGGTCAAGATAAAGGGGGACAATGCTTTCCGCACACTGGACACGGGCGTGAAGGAAAACGATTTACCCCAACACATAGGGAAAGAGCTAACGGACAAAGCACTAAAGTCGATAGATTACCAATTGCGAAATATCGATGATGAAATTAGAGAATTTGGCCCCGTCGCTCATTTTGAGGGCCTCGATCTCACAGTCGGCGGCAAATGGGCCGAGCACCTCTACGACGAGCAACTGGTGAACGCCGCAAACAAGTGGGCGAAGAAGCGAGGGGGGAAGGTGCGGAAGGGGACTATCGACGCCGGCCTCGACCCGGCCGAAGATGCCACAC